GTGGGCTTGACTCACCGTATGGGTCAGTTGCGCAGTTGTCTTCAAATCCTGGCTCAACGAACATCTTTTCGATAACGCCATTCTTAACAACAGCAGCATAACGCCATGAGCGTGCACCAAAGCCAAGATTATCTTTCTTAACAAGCATCTTCATCTTCTTAGTGAAAACTCCGCTGCCGTCTGGAATAACTTTAACATTCTCAAGATTTTGGCTTTTTGCCCATGCATTCATAACGAAAGCATCATTAACAGACAAGCAGTAGATATCTTTAATACCGCATGCTTGAAACTCTGGGAACAACTTCTCATAATCTGGTAGTTGATAAGTTGAGCATGTTGGGGTGAAAGCACCTGGGAGTGAGAATAATACAACTCTCTTGCGCTTAAAATAGTCCTTGCTCTTTACATCTTCCCAACGGTATGGGTTTGGACCACCAATCGACTCATCACGAACACGAGTCTTAAACACCACATTCTGTGGGACTTTCTTACCTTCTAAATCGCTCATAATTAACTCCTTACAGCATAAAATGTTCCACGCATGTAACGTGGATATTCGTTTCTCAAAAATTCAGAAATGTTCTTAGAATTGAATTCCATGTGACACTGAGAGCTTCTCTTAGTCTTCACTTGTTCTTCAAAATGATCATACTGTTCTAATACAGTATTAAACCCGAGCATCTTTAATAAAGCAACCAGATCATTCTTATCAATCCAAAATGACTTAGATTGATCAAAAGAAGCCCAACGTGCTTCATCAAGTTGTTCCTTTGTTAGATTTTCAGGACGATCGCTAAACCATCGACCGAATAATCCCTCATGGAAAGTATTCTGCGACAAAGCACCATTATAGAATCCTTTTGGATCTAGATTCTCTAATGAGAAGTGTGTTTGTAGAATTAATACTTTCTTTGTCTTTACTGCAAGTTTCTCTAAAAACTCACGAGGATTATGTAAATGATACAATAAACCAGAACAATAGCTAATGTCAAATGCATCGTAATTAGAAATGTTCTGTACGTTATCTTGTACAAATTTTAGATTAGGAAGATTGCAATTATCTTTAACATATTGACAACATGCAAAGTTAGAGTCGCGAACTTCCATTCCTGTTACATTAAAGCCCATGCGAGCAAACTCAACAGAATATGCGCCCTCTAAACATCCAAGATCAACAAGACTAATCTTAGACTTGTTCTTTTGTGGATAAATTAAGTTTAACATATTCTTTACTGATTCGCTCCAGTACAATAGATCAGCATGTGATCCTTGAGCGAAGAATCCTTCAGGTGCATCAGGGCGAGTATATGTGCCGTCATCTAATCTGATATTGTGTGATGTGAATACAGGTTTCACTTTTTATCCTCAACTTGTCCAAATGGCACATAATCGGCTTGCGGTGAAGCACCTATCACTCTAGGAACAGTTTTCCAATTACTCATCGGAACTGTTTGTTCAGTTTGAAAAAAAGAATCTATAAACACACTCACTTCTCTGTATTGTAAATGTTCTTTAAGAGTCTCATCATCAATTAAAATTCTAAATTCGTAGCGCATGACTTATCCTAATTTAACAACTCTGTAGAATTTCCATCTTTGTTTGCCGAAGCTATCAGCTTCTTCTTGAGTATCAAATAGATTCTTATTTCCTGACGTTAAGTCACTATACCATTCCCATTCATCTTCATCAACCATAATTTGTAGACCATACTTGCCATTAAATGTGATTGCTGGAGCAGCATTTGTTGCTGCAACAGGAGCACCGCTTCTTAAAGCAGCGACTTGTTCTTGTAGTTCTTTAACAGCTGCCTCTAATGCAGCAATGCGATCACTCTGTTTCATTACTCTTTTCCTTTGAGTTGGTTTTTTCTTCGTTTTCAAGTCCTGAGAAGATGACGTTATGGAGGTCGAGGTAGTTGCATTCCATCCCAATACCGTACGAATCTGCTTCAAAATTGAACGTACCATACAATACTCCGCGATAACTTCTTCGATCTACTACATCACCCTCATAGATTCGTTTAACAACTGAATAGAATGCTCGCAGCTTATCATCGTATGGTAGCTGTTCCCACCATGCATCCATTTCTTGTCTTCGAGCTTCAACTGCTTCTTGCAGTTTTTCTCCAATATCATTAAGTCTTTGGAGAACATCTTCTTTAGATTTAGGATTTCCTAAATTATTTTCAGCCATATGAATACAAACTTCTTTATACTCATTAGGGCAAGTATTCTCATCTATGCAGCAATCAGGGTATGGGCACTTTTTCATAAAATCACTGGATACTTTTCCACGTGATATGCGTAGAACTGACGAATCTTATTGATAATTTCTAAGATCTGTTGATGAGATTGTGCAGCAATAAGTTCATTAGACAACTTGCGCATTGCTGTAACTTCTTCGATTGTGCCGAGCGGCATTACTTCAAAGTCATTGCTCTTTTTCATTTCAACTTCACGATTAAATTCATTAACCATAACAGCTCCATTTAATAATTAGAATATTATACCTTTATTCTCAAAAAAAGTAAAATCTTTTTCATAATATTTTCTTATTATGTTTTCACTTTCTTTTGTGAGAATTTCATCTTTAGAGTCGTTCTGTAATTTTACACTATCATTCATAACCCAGACTCTTCCATCATATCTCGAGCCGAGCATTACAATAAATCTTCTTAATTCGTTTTCATACCATCTATAATCTAACAACTCAACTTGCGGATGATCGAGCCAATCAGTTTGAGGTCTAAAAATAACCACAGGACCAATTACATTATGTATATCAATAGTGAAGTAATTACTCTTAATGAAATCATCTAGAGTTATTGTTTCAATTTTATCTTTTAAACGTTGTGGCAATTTATCATATCCGACTCTTTGGACTTCATTATAATCATAAGCCTCATAAGTGTCAGCATTATTGTATCCATAAAAAAAACCTAAGAACGAGAAATAATAATGTCTTTTATAATATCTATAAGCTGAGATTAATCTCTGAATAGGATTTCTAAAAAAACAATAAAATTTATAATCTTGTATGTCTTCAATGTATTGACCATGGGTTTGATAGAATGTGTCATAAGTCACATGATCAGGAACCCATGTTGATGGATCTGTTGGTTTAAAATTATTTCTATACAGAGTAATTGGAAGAGTTTTAGTCATTGCGACTTCTGTGAAGATTCTCATAGTTGTCACTGACGCAACTTTTGGATTAAAAAATAATCCAATCTTTTTTTCTTTGTGTATGATCATATTAAAATGTTAACTTTCTTCCTTCATAAGAATATTCAAATTCTTTAGTGAAGAACATTGATATTGTGAACCTATCGCCTTCTTGTATCTCATTAACACGATGAAAGCAGCCTGAGAAATATAAAACAACTGAACCCTTTTTTGGTTTGCTCAAATATGTTTTTGTATTTGAGATAAAAGGAGATTTCCATTTTCCTTCAGCAATGATAGTTTCACCGCCGACATAATCGTCATTCAAATACGTTATAGCTGTTACATTTCTAGTCAGTATTGACGAATTTGATTTATGGGCTTTTATTTGTTCTTCTGACATCATCTCTTGACTAAGAATATCTGGATGCCAGTCCATAGATGTGCCTTTTCTCCAGTAAACAGTATTTAAAGATTCTGGATAGTTTGTTTCTTTGTAACACTCTGAAACAACGGAGGCTAGATTGTCTCTGTATTCTGCAATTCTTTTTTTAAGATCTTCAGGATACTTTTCTAATTGATAGTCGTATGAGAATGGATCTTTATCTACATTAGCAGGATCATTATGATAAGATAGTAGATCAGTTTTTGTTTTAATGTGTTCTACTATCTCATCGCATAAACTATCATCTAGAATTTGATCGAATCGATAAATTAAATCAATTCCAGTATCCACCTGTATCATTATTATTTTCTTATGTTATAATTTCAACAGCGTTTGCGTTTGTTGTGAAGTAGATTGGTAGAGTGATCATGCTGTTTGCGCCAGAAGTCACAGTATTCACAGAGAACATACAATGGCTGTCAAACATGACAACTGTTCCCTTTGTTGGGGTCACTGTATATGTCTGTACATTAGCACCACGTGGAGCAACTTGAATTGAAACTTCACCACCAGTGAAACCATCATTTGTGAATGTTATTGACGAAACTTCTCTCATGAAGATTGATGAATTTACTGGAACAGTATTCGCATGTTCAGGTGCAATATTAGCAATATCAATTGCATCTGAATGTAGATACATTGAATTGTTATTTCTCCAATATAGTAACATAGAAGATTCTGGAGAAAATGAGTTTGCGAATGCAGTATTGGCAACGTTGACTAGATTGTTTCTATACTCAGTAATTAAGTGTCTAACATTAGAATCTGAAACTTGAGCGGTGGCAGTAGCATGTTCCCAAGCATTTGCAGTAGCATAAGCTGTATTGGTTGCCATGTCTGAGCCAGCGACCCATGCATTGATTAAGTCGCAGTTTGCGCTGTCTAATGCATTATTGTAAACGAAGATATATGGGCTACCTGTTGTTACTGGAGTCATCTGCTTATCCTTAATAGAGAGAGAATTCCTATTATTTATATCTTCTCTAGGCTACAATTCCGTGTTCTTCGCGTAAAATCTTCTTATATGGCTTACCTTCTTTCATTAAATCTCTGACAAGAATTAACTTATCAGAGATTTGAAAGCGACCAGCTCTAATTAATTCGTCAATAATTGCATCTAATTCATATTCATTAATAGGAAGATCCATAAGTCACCTATTGTTGTGGAGCTGGCTGCGGTTGAGGTTGTGGTTGAACAACAACTGATTGTTGTAATGGAACCCATTCTACATGACATTGTTGTTGATAAACTGGACGATTGTACATGTCAACGCCAATCATGACTTGGTTACATACAACTGTGCGAGTATATCCAGCTGGAGGTGCAGCATTAACATCAATCTCATGCATCACAATACCACCAATCACAACACCTGCTAGAACATCAAATGGTCCCCACCATCCACCATGATATGGTGCCCATCCGCGATGCTCGCCCCAAAAGGCACGAGGCTCATGAGCTGCAGCAATAGTAGTAACCAACGAAGTCGCTAATAATAAACCTGCAATAATTTTCTTCATTTTATCTCCTTTGTCTTTTATAACTATCATCATCATAATCTTTTCTTTTATCAAACTTGAACGATTTGTCACTGTCTTCACGATGTTTTTGTTTCTTTCTAGAGCTTTTTCTGTATTCGCTCCAATCATCATTCATCTCATCAAAATGTCTGTTGTCCATTTTATTTCTTCTCAGCACCTTTCATCTTAGTTATAAACATCTTATACAAACCCAACTCTCGACCATATGCTTCAATTTCCCAAGGTGCATCATAATATGCTTCTTGAACATTTTGATAACTATGATCAAAGTATGAGCCTTTATACTTTACACCACCACTAACATAGTCAAACATCTCACCGTTCAAATATTGTTTAACATGTACCAATTCATGACCAAGTCCGATTAATATCTTTTTATATTTTCTTAATGGTTCATTTACTTTTGAAATGTTTTTGGCATTCAATACAATTCTAAAATGTTTCTTTTCTTTAAACACTCCCAAGTATTGACACCATGCTTCGAGTTTCTTTAGATCATCAACATCGGCATAATGATCCAAGTCGTTCGCAGTAACAATTTCAATTTTAATGTTAACCTTGTCTAAGAGGCTCCCCTTAACAAACCTACTTATAACGAAATTAGAATAATCTCGAATAAGTTTTTTGTCTTTTTGGTCTAGATGTGGGGAAGATACAGTTATCATTTAACAATTCTTAATAAAACAGTATCTTTATTAATTCTACCATTCAATGCAACAGGCTTAGAATTGATAGTATCCATCAGCTTTCTTAACGTAACCTTACTTCCATTCAATACGTCAGTCAAAACCTTTTCAGGTTTTCTTACTGTCTTTGACACTGAAGTTTCTGTAAAGTTTAATATTGAAGAACCTTTTACATTTAATCCATCGATGTTCTTTGCAACATATAATCCAAGTTTACGAGTCTTAACGTTGAACACCCATAGATGTTCCGCGCCAATGATTAGTTCTGGATTAATGGACTGTAGTTTAAATTCAGCATGGTTCTTAAGATACTTGAGATTCTTAACAATCTTATCATGCGATAGGACTTTAGCCTTACGAGTCTTGCGTGTTTTCTTAATTGCACCTAGACGAGTCGCATCATTAATAATTGTTTCCATAACAGAGCGAATGCTCTTGATGCGTTTCTTACTCAAACCCTCATAGTATTCTTTATTCTTTTTGCTTGAGCTTTCTTCGTTAAAATTCTCTAGACGTTTTTCAAAATAATCAATAATGCCAGTGGCATGAACAGGCTTGACTTCATTCTTTTGAAACCACTCATAGGCATTAAATTCTTTTTCACCAACACCATATTCATCAAGCATACCTTCAAGTTCACCAATGTACACATTAGTTCTGTTAGCAATTCTTTCTTGAATATTCACAACGTTGTTGATGACATTGCCTTCTTCATCAAACTCAACAGTTTCTTTTTTGGCTTCATCAACTTTAGCCTTTAGAATTCTTTGTGCCTCTGCGATCCATAATTGATTCTTTTCATCAAAAATGAATCCTCTCTTTTTCAGAGTCAACATCCATGCAAGTGTTGGATTGGCAACTCTAGAGTCACAACCCAAAATCTTGGCGGCATCTTTTGTTGTTTTGTTTCGTGCATACCAATTAAGTGCACGACTAATATCTGATTCACTTACAGGTACAACACCACTGTAACTTGGTTCTGGATCAACCTGAACCTTAACTGCTGTCTTAGCCATTTAATGTAACTCTTTGTGCGCTTGCTGCTGCAGATAATTGTAATACTGACTCAGGTTTGAATGAGCGCCATTGACCAACATCGAGATCAAATACACGCAAAGCATTTCCTGCTTCGGTCAACATATTTCCCTTACCACGATATTGCTCAGGTAACATGTCATCTTTTAAAGTACATTTCATAACACGTTCAGTTCCATCTACTTTTGTAAACTTAACATGAGCAACATTACTTTTCAAAAAGTTATAAAGATCATTGTAATCATTAATGTTCATAACAAACCTCTAATTTTAAGAATTTAACACTTCACGGAAATATTGTACCGTATCATATAGCCCATTGTCAATTAATTTTTTGGGCTGCCAATTCAATGACATAGCGAGTCCAATATCAGGTCTGCGCTGTTTTGGATCATCTTGAGGCAGTGGTTGAAATGAAATATTAGATTTTGAATGTGTAATTCTAATAATCTTTTGAGCCAACTCTAACATTGTAAATTCTTGAGGATTACCAATGTTCACAGGAGTTGAAATATTAGAATTGAAAACAGCCAACATGCCTTCGATGTTATCGTCCACATAACAGAAGCTTCTTGTTTGAGAACCATCACCATAGATTGTGATGTCTTGATCTCTTAATGCTTGTACAATGAAGTTGCTTACGACACGACCATCGTTAACAGACATATTAGGACCGTAAGTATTAAATATGCGGATAATACGAGTATCGACATTGTGAATGCGTTTATAATCATAGAAAAGAGCTTCAGCGGCACGTTTACCCTCATCGTAACAAGCCCTCGGACCATAACTGTTAACGTGTCCCACATAGTGCTCATGTTGTGGGCTAATCTCGGGATCACCATATACTTCGGAAGTAGACGCTTGGAGAATTTTACTGCCATGATTCAATGCCAATTGTAATAAGTTGTTTGTTCCCACTACACAGGTGAGGGTGGTTTCGATTGGAATGTTTTGGTAATGGATTGGACTAGCTGGGCAAGCAAGATTAAAAATCCCATCGAAATTATAGTCGCGGAATAAACGAACGATGCCAGTATCGTTAATATCACGATTGACATAGCTGAAATTATTGTTTCTGAAAAACGGTTCAATATTTTTAATATTACCTGTACACAGGTTGTCAACCACTGTAACTTCATTGCCATCATCCAATAATCGTTTAGTTAAATGAGATCCCAAAAAGCCAGCAGCACCAGCCACCAAATAATGATTTTTCATACAGCCTCTGCAGTTCTCGGTGTTTTTATTCTGCCCTGCTTTAAAGCTTCAGCAAATTCACCCTTGAATATTTTATCCATTATTTCTTCAGATTTCTTACACTTCTTGACGATCAACCCTTCTTGATTGACGCGAACAAGACCCTTCACATAATGTTTCATATCACCAATAATTGCTTCAAATACTTCGGCTTCATCATCTTTATATAGTACAATTTGGTACATATATCCAAGTTCATGTTTATGAAAATCTCTGGATAAGTCGTCACTCAGTTTCATAATATTAAAGTCCCAAGCGATTTGATCTTCGTTGGTTTTGTCTTCATCGATACTAAATGAAATACCATCAACATCATCTTCTTTTATTTGAAGCTCTCTAATGTGGTTTAATTTACTGCCCATGAACGACTCCTTTTTGATTGATTTTATCGTAACCAAACTTGGCAATATAAAAACTATCTACAATGTCAGTCACTGGACTCCCAAGAGTCAAATTCTTATTCAATAACATACTATAATTTTCTCCAGTCTCATTACAAAATTGCTCATACATTTTGGCTTTATCAGCATTACCCTTACCTGTAGCGAATTTCTTCACTGTGGTCGGAGCAACTGTCTCAAATTTATATCCGACTTCCCAAAATTTGTATTTTAGTAAGCCAGCGTTTTCTGCGATATGGAAAACTTTACCTGTAGAACCGAATGAGTAATCTTCAATAAAGATATTTGGAACACCTTTGTCAAGGGGAATCTTATTCAAGAAATATTCAGCGATGTTATCATATCGCTCTTGTTCTGAATAGTATTCTTTGTGTAGTACTCCGATTGCGTTTTTGAATGTTCCAACTAACTTACTGCTAGAAGTCAAATAATAGAAAATACACTTATTGATATTGGGCTCTGCCATCACGCACATGGCAGGGGAAGTCAATGAATAATCTATTCCGATTACCATGACTCTTCGAGTTCTTCTTCATCTTCTTCATAATCATCATCCTGTTCAGGGATTTCATCCCCACAGAATGGGCAGTAATCAGGATCACCTTCAACATTACCAACTAAAAATTCTACTGCATATTGCGATTCACAATTAGGGCAAGATATTTGTACATATGGATCGTCAGTCATCATCATTCCTTTATAAACATATAATCCTCTATTGGAATGACGTCTCGATCAGAGCATTTCAAACGATCAATGGTTTCTCTATCCACTAAGTCTGGATGGACCCACCAATCTTCAAATGGAGCTGCTTCTGTAGGCGAAACGTTTCCAACAACCAATTCGTATCCTAACGATCTTAGATATTTTCTAGATTTATCACGATACGTTCCTGTCATGTCTATATAGTGATCATGTTCATAGGTGATGACAGCGAACTTATAGTTGTCGAATGGAATCGCCAACAATGCCTCAAAAGTGACATTGGGTGGTTCTATATCTAATTGCAAATAATCCACAACACCATTAACAGCTAAATTCTTAAGAATAGAATTATAGTCTGCAGTTGTTGCGTCTTGTTTTAATACTTTGTTTCTTCTCTCCGCATTGTACTGGTTTACAAAATCTTCTCTAATCTCAAACCCAATACCAGTCCATCCAAGTTTTTCTAATAGAGCGGTATTGTTACCATAAAATGGTCTTGCGCTACCGACTTCAACATATGTTCCATTTGTTTTACCGTTCAGACACTGTAATACAAACATATCTTGAAATACTTGAGAATAATTATATTCTATTTCATCTGATTTGTCAAATTTGTTTCTTAATTTAGAATGTTGAGACTTAACATATGGTCTTTTAGAGACATCTTCTGGTCCAGAACCCAAATTCATAAGATTGTTTTGAACGATGGTTTTATGCATATCGCTCATGACATCTTTGTAATTACTTTTCAATTGTAAGAATAACTTTCTGGCTTCCATACCTTTTCCCCAATACCATGAGGAAACGGCTTTCTCAAAAATAAGTCCATATTGACCTGGATAATCTACAGGATAAGGTAAAGGCTCAGAGTCTTCAATTACACCAAGAGCAATCTGAGCATAAACATAAGAGTCGACATGCTCGCTTTTCATTTCATACATTCTGCTGAGCATAAAGTATGCTTCTGGTCTTTTAGGAAGTAAACAGATTGCGTGTTTTAATAAAATGCTAACTGTGTGACTTCTATACCCTTGTTTTTCAAAACAAGTGGCGCATCTTAATAAGCAAACATATTGCATTAAAACGTCTTCATATCTTTCAGCCGCTCGCATATAGAATGTGTAAGCTGATGCAGTCTGCCCAATAGAATCGTATTCACAGGCTAATTTAAAATTCTTTTCTGGATCTTCAGGATTAGTTACATAATCCTTGATTAATGATGTTAGTTTATCCATTGATATAGTCCACAATAAATTTCATTGGCGCTTTTAGAACATAAGCAGCGTTATCTTGAACACCGAATGTGATTAATATATCACCATTATATTCTGTCATTCCTGCGCAGAATTCTATTTTAGAATCCATAAACGAAAACGGCTCACCGTATTTTACAATATTCCAATCTTTATCCCAAACAATGAAACAATGACGATAGATTGCATTCTTGTTTCCTTGTTCGCTCTTATACAAATAAGTTGTGTGTGTTAAGCAAACACGATATTCACCAACAGTAATAACATGTGAACCACCTCTATAGTCGTAAGGTCTTTGATATGCTGGACCAACATAAACCTGTTCGCATGTTCTATTTACTGGATCGACTTTAACAACTTCGGTGGGATTAGACCATTTAACAAAATGATATGGCATGTCAACGACAGGCATCCAGTTTTTCTCACAGTAACTGGTATCATCCCCTGGAGCAGGAATTCTAAATCTAGAAATCTCAACGCCATCCTCAGTTAGTTCAGAGAGTTCCATTCTGCCTTGACCATTTGTAGTTGTATCTCTACGAACACCACAAATGTACAGTTTACCATCCCAACGAATAGTTCTACCGTCTTCTAGTCCCTTGAAATCCCAAATTGGTGGAGTGTCCAGTTTAGAAGTGTTAACTTTATTAAACTTTTTAATCAGAAGATCATCACCAATCTCGCAAAGATAATTGGTTGTTGTTAGGCTAATATCATTCTCAGGGTTCATGTATGATAATGGACCCCACTGATGTTCAAACTTGCCTAATTCAGAGTGATAGATTGTGACTTGACAATGGCGAATGTTACAGAGTAACTTACCATTGTCGTTATAGATTGATGGATTGAAGATTCCTGTACCGTTGGTCAGTTCAGAGGGAATAATCAATGGCGCAATATCACCGCCAGCATCTAGCACTTGCTTAACGAAATTACTCACTATATTCCTCAGTAATAAATGACATCAATTTACTTTCGGTCATTGAACCAACATTGCGTTTGATTTCAAAACCTTCCTCATTTACCAATACAAACATTGGAATGGTTCTAACGCTATACTTCATAACTAAGTCTTGATTGTGTTCTTCATCAATATCGATGTTTTCAACAGGAACGGTAATCATGTCTCCCATTCTTTCCATCAACTTTGTCATTTGTTTACAAGGACCACACCAGTCTGCGTAGAATTTTAATAGTTTCATTATAAGCACCTTTCGTTAATTACGTTCCAGTCGATAATGTCCCAAATGTTCTTTAGATAGCTTTTCTTATCTGCTTGATAGTCTAATGCCCATGCATGCTCCCACCAGTCAATAAGAAGTACAATCTTCATATCATCATCGTATTCATGATTATGAATTGTATGAATGTTCATCTTATAATCGAGATAAACCCAACCGCTTCCTTGGATAGCCATTGCTTCTTTTTCGAAAGCATCTTTCAATCCATCTAAACTCCCATACTTGCGATTGACTTTCGCTTTAATAATTTTACCATATTGAGATGAATATGGTTTAGTGAATTGTTCAAAGAAGATATTATGAAGCATTGCGCCACCATAATTAAAATCAGGATCCCCTTCACCTTTATTATATCGCTCAAAGTATTTTGAAGCAAGTCCAATAAAATGATAGTTGATTGTAGCTTCGCTCATTATTGGGCTTAAATAACTCTTAGGGAAGTTTAAAGATTTCTGATAAATCTTTTCACGATTCTCATTTAAAAATTGATTGAATTTCATTTTTACCCCTTTGCCCAAACTTCTTCCCATGTGCCTGATAATGCACCTTTCGCATAGTCCGTTGCACGGTTCTCGAAGAAGTTTGTATGCGTTGGAGCATTGATCATTTCTTCAACCCATGGTAATGGATTCTTCTTGACTTTGAAGATACCTTTCATACCCATGCTAATCAAACGGCGATCAGCAATGTAACGGATGTATTGCTTTACTTCTTCAGCTGACAATTCTTTCATTGGTCCCATGCTGAAAGCAAGATCAATAAACTTATCTTCAAGCTCAACCATTTTTGTAGCAATGGTATAGATTTTACCTTTCAGCTCATCATTCCAAAGTTCACGATTTTCTTCAATGTATGTTCTAAACAATTTGATCATTGATTCGCAGTGCATTGTTTCATCAACAATAGACCATGTAACAATTTGTCCCATACCTTTCATTAGACCATGACGTGGGAAGTTCAACAACATAATGAAAGAACTAAACAACTGTAAACCTTCTGTAAATGCTGAGAACAATGCGATGTTTTCAGCAATAGAAGCATTAGAATTTAGAATATAGTCATGTTTATCTTTCATTTCTTGATATTGCAAGAATTCATTATAAGTTGAGTCAGGCATTCCCAATGTCTCAATAAGATGAGAATATGCAGCAATGTGTAATGCTTCACGAGCAGCAAAGCCAGCAAGCATCATACGAACTTCTGGTTGTGGGAAGTGTGGCAAATAGTTCTTTACATATCCACCAGCAACGTCAATGTCGCCTTGTGTGAAGAAACGAAAGATGTTGGTTAGAAACTTCTTTTCTGAATCATTTAGACGTTTCTTCCAATCCTTCACATCCTCAACCATTGGAACTTCTGTGTGTAACCAGTGAGCTTGTTCATGCTTCAACCAAGCATTATATGCCCATGGATAATTGAATGGTTTGAAGTATGATCTTTCTTCTGTTAGTTTTAAGTTTTTCTTTACCATCCTAATCCTCTCCCGATACCTTTAACTGCTTCGTATGTAATCACAGCAGCACCAATAAAAAGACCACTGACAACACCACCAATAAAAATTAGTACATATAACATTTTATCCCCCAATTAGCCTTCGCAAGTCTTTACCTGTGAGGACTAACCGCTACAAGCTAGACACTCTTCCCCTTCCGCAAGAGATCTTAAATCAATCTCTTTAATAATCTCTCTCTCAATTTTCTTAAACACCTTATCAGCCTTGCCTATTTTCTCAGATCTACAGTAATACATTGTCTTGAGCTGCAACCTCCAAGCCATAAAATGAACAGCATGTACATATTTTACATCGCTATCTGGACGGAAGAAAACATTTAGTGATTGTGCCTGATCAATATATTGTTGACGATCAGCTGCATGCTGAACAAGCCAACGCTGATCAATTTCCATTGCAGTTTTGAATACTGCCTTTTCTTCGTCAGTAAGAATATCTAGGTGAGCAACAGAACCATCGTTAGCCATGATGCTTGACCAAACATCTTGCAGTTCTTCTTCTTTGACTTTCGTCTTCAATAGTTTTTCTAAGAAACGATTCTTATTCAAATAAGCACCTGACAATGTATCTTGACGATAAGCATTAGCACGATATGGTTCAATACTTGGTGAAGTGTTGTTCATCAAAATACTTGAGCTTGCATTTGGAGCAATTGCTTGTGTATGTGAAAAACGACGACCAGTTCCAACAGCATCTGGCGCTTCACCACGTTCTTTACCCAATTCTAAATTGGCTTCATCAAGCTTCTTCTTAATATGCTTGAAGATCTTATGATTAGCACTTACCGCCAGAGCTGATTCCCAGGATAGATTATTTTTCTGAAGATATGCGTGCCATCCCAAAGCACCAATACCGATACTGCGTTCCCTGCTAGCAGAATACTTTGCTCTTGATATGCTGCTAGGAGCATGAGAAATGAAATACTCCAATACATTATCGAGCATCTCAGCCACGTCGCGAAGAAAAAGTTTGTTATTCTTCCATTCATCATAATATTCTAAATTTACAGAAGATAAACAACATACAGCAGTACGTTTCTTATCTGTCGGTAGAATAATCTCAGAGCAAAGATTAGATTGTTTGATTGACAAACCTAACTTCTTTTGAAACTCTGGCATTGCTTTATTAGAATGATCAATGAAATGTAAGTATGGTTCACCAGTCATCATTCTTGTTTCTAGGATGCGCTGCCATAATTCTTTAGCAGATACAACTTCACGAACAGTATGGTCATGTGGATCTTTTAGTTGCCAGCTGTCATCAGCAGCAGGATCCAACATACACTTTTCAATAATGTGCATAAAGTCATCGGTGATATTGATACCATGGTGCAAGTTCAATGCACGCATGTTAGGATCACCAGTTGGTTTACGCATTTCTAAGAAAAGAAGAATATCTGGATGAGAGACATCGAGATAAGCAGCATAGCTGCCACGACGAGTACGACCTTGTCTGTATGCCAATGACGAGGCATCATATGTACGAAGATGCGGCATAATACCCACAGACTTATCATCAGCAGAACGAATACCCAGTCCAATACCAACACCCCCTCCTAACATTGAAAGCCAATTAACTTCAGATAAACAATCCACTAATCCTTCAGCGGAGTCGTGGAGATATGGTAAGAAACAGCTAATTGGTAAGCCTCTCTTAGATCTACCAAATGATAAGATTGGAGTAGAGTAAGAAAGCCAATGTTTGCTGGAATAATCGTAGAGTCGTTGAGCGTGGTCTTGATTTGAAGCAAAGGCGTTTGATACATATGCGAATCTCTCCTGTGGTGATTGTTCACTTTCCATCATGTAAGACTCTCGCATACGCTTAAGTCCTAACTCATCAAAAAGGGAATCTCTACTTGAATCTATCTTTATATTATACTTATTCGACATTTATTTCTTTTCTCCTACATATTTCCCTAATTGCGGTGGTGTCCAACCCTCTGGTTTGAGGATCTTACCATCTTCTCTTTTTCTTACTTTGCCTGTAGTTGGGTCAACTTTACAAAGATTTGATAAAGCAACCTCACCCCATGCTCCACTAACATCATATCCTTTCATGTGGCAATAACCCAGAATAACCCAGATCATATCCATACAAGCATCTAATTGTTCAACATCATCATTCTCAGAAACAGCGTTTAGAAACTCTGTATATTCTTCAATTATTAGATTTTTATATAATTCTTGATTCTTTTCGTTTTTTTCTTGATCGCAAGCCTGTATGAAATTCACCACGTCATAAAACATATATTACACCTTTTCTACAAAATTTAAAATAATCGGAAAGACTGGGGCAATTGCCTCAGCACAAGCAACAGCAACTTCCATGTGTTCTTTTTGAGTTCCATTAGCACTGCGCAGTTGTATATAGTGTACCCATGAACGTAGTGTTCCAGACATGTATAAACGGCTCACCGTCAGACCTTCTGGTAGGACTGCTCTTGCTTGTTCTTTGGCGATTCCATTATCTATCGCCCACTTATATGCTGTTTTTGAGCTTTGAATAAGATCTCTTTGAATCTTATCCCAACCTGCTTGCACATATGGATCAACACCTTCGCTGATGCTGTTTTGACGATTCTTTAGATCTTGTAATCTTGCTTCTCTGGTGACGAAATCCAAGTCTTTGGTTGGATCAGCGTAACGTTGACTGAACTCTTGGAATGAGAAAGAACGATGTCTTAAAATTTGACGAGCGATATCTCTTGTTGTTTCTATTTCAAGAGTCGCATTTACCATCTCAAGCGGACTAAAATGTCTATTATCTAAAAGATATTTTATCAACTTATCAGCTGTTTGTTTATTCTTTTGATTGCTAGGATTTGAAACTCTAGCACAATATGCAACCAAATCGCTTGGCATAGTTGATCTCAAATCCATTGACATTTCATGAGTTGGTTGTGTGTATGAAATTAATTTTACTTTCATGATATATCCTCTATAAATTTATCCGCTGCATTCTTCCAAGTCAAATGCGTAACGCTATTATAAACGTTATTTCGATCTAAAGCAAAACATTTGTTTACTGCATTTGTTAAACTCATGCCCATGTAACCATTCAAACCATTGGTGATTTGATCGCGTGGACCAGTTACATCATAAGCAGCTACAGGTGTACCGCATGCCATTGCTTCTAGAATAACATTGCCGAAAGTATCTGTCTTGCTAGGGAAAATAAATACATCAGCACTTCTATAAAACTGAGCTAATTCGTGACCAAATTTATATCCAACAAAATTTACATCAGGATATTTTCTTTTGAGTCTCTTCTTGTCTGGACCATTTCCAACAACGATTTTATGTGTTCCTGGAATATAAATTCTACAGAAGTCTTCAACATTTTTCTCAGAAGAAACACGTCCAACATAAAGAAGAACTTTGGAATCTTTATTATAAAGTTTTTCATTTTGTCTTGGTGTAAAATGTTCGCCAACACCCTTGCCAATTATCTTCGTATTCCATTGCGGATTTTCATTAGCTACAGATTTAGAAGGCACAAAAACAAATCTTGATTTTTTATGGAAATGATCGATGTATCTTTTCGTCAATTTATGAGGAATCAACATCATTCTTTCTAGATATTCTGGAAACTTAGTGTGATATGCAGTTGTGTATCCAATTCCCATACTGTCTAATACTGTTTTTGCAGCATAGCCAATTGGTCCTTCAGTTGCGATATGGTAGCGATACACTACGCCAAGATCTTTAATGATTTCTCGCATTCTATTTTGAGTGCACCATGATAATTGGATTTCTTTATAGAATGGAATGTTGAATGTGCTAAACATAGATGGTTCAACAACATCAACATCATATATGTCATGATCAATGTGTTGTACAAGATTACTGTAAGTTGTAACCACGCCATTTACTTGTGGATACCAAGCATCTGTAAATATAACTATTTTCTTTTTCATAAGCAGTTTATAATCTCCCAAGTTCCATCATGATGCTCAACAAGAGCAGTGCATGATTCCACCCAATCACCATCATTCATATACATAATACCATTGATTTCTTTGATATCAGCTTTATGAATGTGACCGCAAATAATACCATCCGCATTGCGTTTCTTACAATAATCCGCTATCAATTCCTCAAAGTCTGACATGTAAGAAACAGCCTCTTTGGTTACACCTTTGAGGTATTTACTTAGGCTCCAATATTTGTAGCCGAATGACTTGCGGAAAAAGTTTACAACGACATTCAATCGTAATAGAACATCATATAAGAAGTCGCCTAGATGGTACAGCCATTTTAGTTTGTTGCGAATAGCAGTGTCAAACATATCACCATGAACGACAAGATATTTCTTACCGTCAACGCCAGTATGCATGTGTTGATTCTCGATTAGAATATTGCCGATAGAAATATCGTATCTTAAGAATTTTCTTAGAAATTCATCATGGTTGCCAGCAATGTATATCACATTAGTGTCACGTTTAGCTGCTGTGAGAAAGCGGCGAATCACGTTTGTGTGAGATTGTGGCCAATAGAAGTTGCGTTCTAATCTCCAACCATCGATAATGTCTCCGACTAGAAATAGATTCTCGCAACTATTATTCTTTAGAAAGTCGCAAAGCAATTCAGCTTTGCAACCTCGAGTTCCTAAGTGGACATCTGAAATAAAAATTGATTTATACTTTTTCAACATTTTCTCCAGTCTACAAACTTAAGTTTAGCAGTAAGCCCTTGAAACGTGTTTTCTTTCATAACACTCATAATTTCTTCAGAACTCATTCCACTCAAAATCATTTCATTAATATCTTTGCCTTCAATAGTATCAGGAAACAAAACAACAGCATAATCATTTTGAATTGCTTTGTTGATTTGTTTTACGATATCTTTATTTCTTGGCTCACGATCATAAACTAAAACTACTTCAGATGCATCAAGATAGTCTGCAGAACTGCCCAAATTACTATCGCCGCTGGCAACGCTATTCTCAATAAAGAAAGAATCGAATTGACCCTCGAGGACATAAACAGTTTTGTCGAACTGCAACCTGTGCAATCCGAACAGCTTTTTATCTTCTGTAATTTTGACCGTACAGTAACGGACTTTAGACTGACCAAGTGCTCGACCTGTGACATTGGTGATGTTGCCTTCCTTGTCCGTGTAAAACAATACGATACGATCATCATTAGGAATATCTTCTTTTCCGTGATCAGGAAAAGCAGTGTCCATGAAGTCCTTATATTTTTCAGTGTAAAAGACTTCATTCCAGAATTGCTCTGGAATCTTCCTACCTTCTATATATTTCCGAGCGTAGTGTTCAGGCTCTAGTTTATCTACGCTAACCAGACCTGGGAAGGAGCAGTTTCTGATATTAACACGACTTTCCCGTTCGTTATCTTGTAAATCAGCTCTTTCTCCAGAAAATACCTCTGATGCTTTGGGTCCTGCGAGGTCAAAATTTGGCTTTGTGTAATTTGAATGTCCGTTCTCTCCGTTGGAGTAACGTTCGAGTGTGTATTGTGAGTAGGTGTGACTGTCGATGTGCTTGAGGAACTTTGAGAATGTCGTTCCGAGATGGCAGTTGTGGCATGTATAGAAGTAATCATTGTTTTTCCTAAAAACATATCCTCTGGCTTTTAATTTGTTCTTTTTAGAATCGCCGCAAAAGGGGCATCTGAAATTAAACAGATCATCTTTCTTTTGTGCGAATCTTTCAAGTCTCGATGAGACTAGCAAAAGATATTTTCGATCAATGTAAACTGACATAATATAAACCAAAGAATAAAGTGACACATACGTCTAGTATGCGCCGTCACAACTGTAAAAGCAAATTATTTGTGAGTCATAAACTCAATTGATTTTGAAATAACCCAAGAAATGACTGCAACGCCACCAATTACAAACCAACGCCATCTATTTAATTCGTCGATCTTTTTATTTTCTATAATGTGTTGTTTTGCCATTTCTTCACGCAAAGATTTAATTTCCCTCATAATATTATCTTGAAGAACTGACATCATTTCATTGATTTCTTTGCGATCTTCTAATTGACGTTCGTCTAGTTTGTCAAGAGTTTTATCGAACTTCTCATAAATGACATTGAAGAAAGAAATCTTCTCTCTCATTCCAGCCAACTCAGCTTCTATTTTACCTAATCGACTTTCGAAGTCTACCATTTGTTATTCTCTTTATTGGTTATCTTGAGTTATTTATTATTTTACAGAATCAAAGTTTTGTTTCTGTTGAACATACCAATCTTGCCAACCATTCAATAAATTAACGCAATGATAATACTGAGTGTAATTTGTTGTAACTGTTTTTAAAAACTCGCTAAAAACAACTTGTTGCTTATCAATTGTCTGTAAATTTCCGCATTTTTCCATAAGTTCTTTTGGTGCTTCTGGAAAATGGCGTTCTACTGGAACTGTAGCGCAACCTGATAAGATCAATAATAGTGGGATTATTTTTTTCATTTTGGCACCGCCGCTGCATTATGAGCTGAAGTATCTACAACTGTACTTGGTGTTAATGGCTGTTCTACATCAAGCGATTGATTAAGAGCAGCAGCATTATGCACTTTAATTACAACTTCTGGTATAGTACAAGTGCTATCAACTTTTGTAACTTCGCGATCGATATACTTAATGATTTGATCACCTTTCTCTTTAATAACTTTATCTTGAGTTACAACTTTCTCTACAATCTCAGTATTAATCGTAGCAGCTTTCGCTTCTGATTCTTTGATCTTATCTTGTAGAGCAGCAACTTGTGCTTCCCATGCTTGTTGTGTAAGCAAGCAACCTTCTAGGAATAATCCTAAAGCAACTGCTGCGATTCCACCCCATTTTAAAACTATTTTATATGGCACGAATGGAATAAACGACAGTGCAACTGCTAATAATGCCAGACCCATGAAACCATGAATCAACATTGCAGGTAAAAACTTTAATAACCAGAACAACATATTACTTATCCTTTTTAGTTGAGGATATCCATGTAAAAGCAACAATCGCCACGACTAATAACGCAGCCATTATGTTATACAAACTATTCATTAACATTTTACTTTCCTTTGAATTTTCTATGAACAATCCAAGCAACGTCAGGATGCTTTTTGATTATCTCATTTATTAATGAGATGAGATAACCAATGGTGTAAGCCATCTTGATATTGTTATTACCTTTCTTCTCTTCCAACTTTTCCATTACCAAATCTTGAATAGAATGTGTCATTTTGAGGTAGCTCTATAGACGCCATCCCAATTTTCTGGAGGATTTCCTTCCATTCTCTCAAGCATCATGTCATAATATTTAGCCATCTGACCGCCCCATGCAGTTTTCAATCCATCGTTCTTCATGCCATTAATATAAAACTTGGCACCTTTCCAGTCACCTTTTCTATATGCTTTTAGGAATTTAACATGCATTGCATCAGCCATGCTATCATTAGATGGTGCTAAAGTATAAATTTTAACTGGTTCAGTCTTACCCTTAACAGCAAGTAAGTCTAACTCAATTACTGGGAATTCGTCTTTGACCAATTCAGCAGTTCTTGGTCCAAGAACAATCTTAACACCATATGGTTTTGATTGACCTTCTAGTCTGCTTGCTAAATTTACTCCATCACCAAGGCAAGTATAGTCAAAACGTTGACTACTACCCATATTGCCCACGACAACAACATCAGTATTAATACCAAGACCCATCCCAAAAGCAGGAACTCCTTCTTTAGCAATTTCCTCATTAAAATTCTCCAAGTCGGTCATCATAGCAATCGCAGTTCTTACAGCATTCTTTGCGTGTTCTGCGTCATCAAGTGGAGCATTCCAAAAAGCCATTTGAGCATCACCAATGTACTTGTCAAGAGTTCCGTTGTTCTCTAAAATCTTGGCAGTCATTGCTGTCATATAACGATTCATGATCTTTGTTAGACCTTGAACGTCTTTACCATAATGTTCGCTGATAGTTGTGAAGCCGCGAACATCAGTAAACATAATTGACAGTTCTCTTGATTCGCCGCCAAGTGCTAACAACTCTGGATTCTTTTGTAACTTCTCAACCATTGCTGGCGACAAGTAAGTGCCGAACTGTTTCTTTATTTGTTGCTTCTGCAAAAATTCTGAGACAAACTTGACACCATAGGCGTGGAGTGACACAAGGATTGTCGCTGCGATGGGGAGAGTGATATCAAATAGTAAAAGATGATTACTAAAAGCATAGTGGCTGCCATACGCAGCACCACCAACGATAACAACAATCGATCCCAAACCGACATAAGTCCACCTTGTTAGAACTAATAATAGTATACCTGAAATAGCAACGAATAGCAACTCTAATCCGTCAGCGTAGTCTGGTCTTGAAATTACAACACCATTCATCATGGTTGCTGCAACTTGTGCTTGTAAATAATGCGGATAAACAGCGCCAACGGCAGTAGGAACTGGGTTAGCAATACCTGCAGCAGTTGGTCCAACGATTACAATACTGTTGCCGAAATCTTTTGGTAGATTTGTAAGTGAAGTTGTTTTAATTGGTGTAGAGAAGTCTACCCAAATACGACCAAGATTATCTGTGGTGATTGGACCAAATGCTGGCACTCGCATTTTCTCAACACCAAGCTCATTTAATTTAATTTGTGTTGTGCTGTCACCTGAAGCAGCACGAATAATTTCCATACCCAATGATGGATATAGATTACCATTGACACTTGTGATCAAAGGAACACGGCGATTGACGCCATCAATTTCAGGAAGTGTGTTGATTGTACCAACACCAAATGCATATTGTTCTAGCAATGGAATATTAGCAATAATCCCTGGATACTTTACGATGCGATCTTGGAAGTCGCTGTTGATTACAGCAGTTCCAGGTTTCTTTGGAGTATTCTTAGTTTTATCGCTCGGTACATTTACCAATACAACTGGATGTTGAATCATAACAGAAGCCAAAGCACTGTCGCCATTTAAACGATCTTGTTCGCTAAACATAACGTCAAGAACAACAAGTCCTGCGTTACGAGCATACAATTCATTTACGATCTTAGCGTATTCAGTACGAGGTAATGGCCATTGACCATATTTGTTCAATGCATCTTCGTCAATGTTGACGATGTTGATTGGAACTTCTTCGGGAGAGGGTTTCTTATTGGTAATCAGTGTATCGAAATATCTTAATCGAACACTTTCTACGAAAGTTGGATCTACAACGCGAACTGCCAACATTACAGCTAAAGTAATTAAGGCTGTCCAAGGACTTAACAATATCTTCTTCATATTAGTTTCCTTGTCTTACAGTAACGGTGCCACAGCCTCCTGCAGTTACACAAGTTGTGCTTATGCTATAAACCTGCCCACCAGTTTGGGTTAAATTGACACTGCCTGGACCGCCCGCATTTGTTATACTTATTGTTGCTTTATTTTGTGTGGTCCCACTTTGATTGACAATAGCTGAGTTCCCGTCACCAGAAAGCGTAATGTCAAGAAAGTTTCCAGCAGCTCCAGTCTGCATTGTATTTATAGTATTACTGTTACCATTTATCATAGAGAACAATTGATGATTGAATCCTGTTTGGACCATAATTTGTGTATTATTGTTCCCAGTGATGTTCACTTCACCATATTGACTTTGACCTTCTTGCTGTGTTGTGACATTGTTCGCAGAACCATTTATTGAAACATATTGATAATGTCCACCCATATCAGTGCCAGTATAGTTTCCATTTGTATCGTATCCTTGATTGAGGTTCAATGTATTTGAACTTCCCAAGACACTCAAATCAATTAGATTGTTACCATATAAAGCAACAGGATCACCTTGATTGACTGTTACGATATTACCGCCACCTTGTATTTGCGCATTTTGTTGATTAATACCATCAACGCTTTCTTTCTTACCATTCTGTATGACGCTTACAATATTCCCACCACCAGAGGATTGTGAGATGTAAATGCTATCTCCGCTTAAAGCATTGAGGCGAGCTTCAGCTGCATTGTATCTTGTTTGCTCAGCAGATGTAATTACACTTGTATATGTTGGTGTAGGTGTATATGTTTGACCAGTACCCAGTGGCTGTGTGTTGGTTGGAGTGTATGACTGCATATAACTGTTAGAAGGATTACTTACAGTAACTGTCCAGCTTCCACTTCCACCGATAGCGTATCCCTGTAAAGTTGTAAACAACGTCCCCCACATTCCTGCACCATTATAAAATATCGCGCCATTTGCCAATGCAGTAAATGTTCCAGTGTTATCTAATACTCTAACTAGATTTCCGTTAGGATCATAAACGCCTAAACCATAAGTTCCAGGATTAGTTGTACTGTGAAAGAATGCGATATAATCGCCAGCATTGGCATATGCTGCTGTTTGACTTGAAGTCAATCTAGCATTAGAAGGTTGGCTGGCAAAAAGATAATTGAAACTTGAAGCATGCAATACACCGCCGCTGATGTACCATTGTACGTCAAAGACTTGACTGAAACTAAAATGTTCGTTAGTAATATCTGCTTTGGCAGGAAAACAAATCAATAATAGTAATGCTGCAAATAATCTTTTCATTAGTTCTGTCTCAATGTTATAATTGTACTTTTACCACTATTTACTCTATTTTTAATAGTAACACCGTCTTGTACTTGTACAAGCAATGTATTTTGATCTTTCGGCACATAAACACATTGAACGTTGCTGCCGTCATTTCTACATAGATCTACTTCTAATGTGGTTACTTGTTTTGTAACTAAACTTTCTTTAAACCAGTCAGGTAATAATTGATTTTCAGGATTCAATAAATTCGCTAACAACTCAGAGTTATCTTGCAATAACTGTTTAGACAAAATATCAAATATGTCTTCTAGAAAGCTCTGTTGTAACAATGGTTGTGTTAGAGGATTATCACCAAAAAAATTCTGCGCTAATTCGTTCTTTAGGAAGTCTTGTTTTAGAAAATCAACTTCAAGCATGTCACCAGCGTGGTAGCTTTTTTGTTCACCTTTATCTTTCTTATCTTTTTGAGTTAGTTCTTGTGGTGGAGAAACAATCAAAAGATTATTAATCTGGTCCGCTGTTAGATTCAAAGTAGTTGGCTTTAATGGAGGCATGTTACGATTAACAACTTTAGTTCCTTGAAATGGTTTATCAAGTGTAACTAAACCTGCGTCATTGTACACATCAATGATTCCTGTTTTACAATCGCGTTCAATGTCTACCCAATTCTTAGGGCAGCTTGGCAATAGAATAATTGTGCTTTCACCGAACTCATCAACAGTTGCTGAGAAGTCAGTACCACGAACACCAATTGTGGCTGATGGAGTGTTCAACTTTACACTGCTTGGATCATTATGAGCAATTGCACCTGAAGCATAGCGCATAGTTCCCTGTGCGAATTTCAATCCAAGTTTGCCACCTGATTTGCTTTTTGGATCGTAAACGAAATCGTCAATGACTAATTTGGAGTGTTCATTAATTTCTACGCGAGTTTGATCCTCGAATAATATTCCAAGTTTTCCGATTTGAGTTTGAACAGAATCATTCATTTCAATCGGAGAACCTTTTACTCCAGAAATAATTTGATTTGATCTTTTTATTGTCCCAGGAGAATTTGTTTGTTCAGTAATAGAACCTATTCCTGCGAAAGAAGCATAACTCACAGAAGCAAACAGAAGGAGTAGAATTAATACCCCTCTGTTCATTTTAGTGAGCGTTCGTGTGTAATGTGAACGAGTTATTTGAACCGACACTTGTCAAACTGATTGTTGTGTTGCCAATAGCTGCATTTTGTAAAATATTCACACTATTGCCTGAACCAGTTAATGAAATAGTTGCTGTGTCAGTAAACCCTGTGCTACCTGTTTGGCCAATGTCAACGGTATTGCTTGCTCCAGATACAGTTAAATTAACAGTACCATTATAGCTAAATTGTGCAGATTGTAATCCACCCAATGCTGAACCGCCAATACCTTGTTCAATGTTGATTGTGTTGTTGCCACCACCAGAAACATTAATTGTGTCATTATTGTTATTACCGTTTTGAGTCGCAGTTACACTGTTATATGAGCCACCAGCAGTAGTCACATTTAAAACGTTAGCTGTTCCTAGAACATTAGCATTAAAATATGAATTGTTGCCAGTTTGTGTTGCAGTAATGGAGTTACTTGCGCTTACGCCCAAACCATTAGCATTACTGTCGATGTATGCATTCGAGTTGTTGCCTGTTACAGAATAGTTAAAAATGTTTCCACCACTAATTCCGTTAGCAACAGAAGTTTGAACACCAAGACTCAAAGTGTCGCCTGTACCTGTTTGTGTAACATTTACAGTGTTGTTATTACCATTAATAAGTGCTGGGTTTGTTGAACCAGAACCTACGCTTGGAACACCTTGAATAATGTTGCCTGCCCCATCTTGTGTCATATTTACAGTGGCATTGTCACCAGCTTGTTGAATATAAATGCTGTTATCTCCAGCAAGTACATTAAAAGCAATTATTATACCCATAACGAAGGTAATTAATTTACTTGTTTTCATCTTACTTTACCTTTGCGTGTGATAAATCCCATTCATCATATTTCCACCAAGGAGTGGGACTTGGAGCAGGATACTTGAAGTCCCAGACTTCTTTCTTCGCTCCTTCCTTGATTAATTCAACAACGGCAGCTTCCACAGTTGCTTTTACTGCCAATGTTCCTGGCTCATTTATTGTCAAGCCAGTCTCAGCTTCAAATGCGGCAGTGCCGTCTTTGAAGAATTTTAGCGCTGCGATTGAATCCGCAGTCGAATAAATTGTTTTCTGTACTGTTACAGATGCAAGAACTTTACCGCTGTTTACTGATACAGCTCTTAGTGAAACAGTTACAATGTCTTTTGAGTACTGTGTTTGTGGACCAATTCCTAACCATTTGTATGCCATTCCACCTGATTCAGTAGAACTATCATATCCCACGATTCCACCTTCTATAATAATTCCAGCGAATTGTAGTGGAGGCAATGGTTTTGCATCTTTACCATCATAAGCATCGCGCATTTGTTTGATGATTGTTCTTTCTTTGATCAAATCATCAACGTTTGTTCTTTCTACAACTTCAAACCATTCGCCTTTGCTTACTTCTTGTAAAGCATGGATTAAGAATGGTTCAGCGCCTTGAGTGACTGCTGTTGAGAAACTAGCAAAGTTTGCTGAGGTCTTACGTTGTCCTGTTAGATCTTGAAACTTGTAAACTGCAACAGTAACTTTTGGACCAGCTGGTGGTGGAAGAATATCAAATTCTTTTTGTAACTTTTCTTGTGCTACTTGAGGTTTAAATTCATGACCAGTTGCTTGTCCAAGTTTTTGAAATCCTGCGCAACCCGACAGCAGCGAAAGCGCCGCAACTATTATCAGTTTATTCATTTTATCCCCCAGTTCCTGACGATAGGATATTCCATTGTCCAAGAGGAATATTAATTGTAGTGACATTACCCAAAGCGTCAGTTACTTGCAATGTAATTTCTTTACCGTCATTCTGCCAGAAGATTGTGTTGCCTTGAAAGTTCATTGTGCCAGATGTTCCTGAACCACCAGCAAACATAGCTGTGGCAAGATTCTGACTAATCTGCGCAAGAATGCGAGACTCTAAGTTTGTTAGGAATTGATTTAGTGGAGTGTTAGCGGCATCGTTTTTAGCTTGCTGTTGAGCAGCCAACAATGCTTGTTGGATTTGTTGTTGGCGTGTATATTCTTCGTTCTCAATTGTTAGAACGTATGTGCCGTAACCATTACCGTTGAATGATGGACTTTTAAATGCAAAGTCTGGTAGTGGAGCTGCGAATGCACTAAGACTTGTTGTCAGTAGCAGCAACAGGCTTAGGTGTATCTTTTTGTTCATCCTTTTTCTCCTTGTTATCAGAAGAAAGAGAGAACTCAAGAGTGACAACCTTTAACACTTCAAGTTTTAGGTTTATCTGCATTATTTCTATCCTCTTTCATCTGCAAAACAACACTCACTTTTTGTTGTAGTCTAATGAGATCATTGTCTAGCATACGAATTCGGTCAATCAAAGCAATCAGAGTTACATTCGTCTCGGCAACTAAAGGCATCAGCTTGCCAGTGACGAATTTATAAATGAAGTAAACAAAATAACTCATACCTACAGCAGCAACTGTTGGAAAGCCATATTGTTTAACTAATTGTGATGCTTGTACAGGGTCAAATTGCATTTTTAATCTCTACGAGCATCGTTCTTACCATCCGCTCTAGCGATTCTTTCCAAGTCTGGACGTAATCCTAAAGCAGTACTAACCACAGCATCTACACGAACAATATCGTGATTCATTGTTTTCACGCGATTGTCCAATGCTGTAATAATTCCTTGTAAACCCCTGATAGCTTTCAAAGCACTCTCAAGGATGTACGAAATAACGAAATGGACGAATATACCTGCGGCAAATGCACCAACAACAGGTGCACCCAAATCGCCAATCAGTTGAAATATTACATCAAAATCCATTTCTAATCCTATTATTTAGGTGAAAACTTCTCTGAAGCGGTCGCTGCAAGTCCACCCAATGTGATAGACATCATTGAATTGTACATATATTCAGCAACTTTTATGCCCCAAAAGAGATTAGCAACGAAAGCAACTGCGCATAATAAAAATGAAATAGTTGTGACGACTCTTTTTGAAGAAACAGAGCCGTCTCTTCCATCTTTATGAATGGACGCAATGACTTCCAAGAAAGACATTACACACTGCCTAATACTTGTATTGCTTCTGTAATTAAACGAACTGCAATTTCAGCATCAGCAGTTCCTAAAGCTGCTTGAACATCTTTCAGTTCATTTAAAAATTCAACAGCTTCTGCTGATGTTAATTCGTTATTGGCTAATTGAGCCTTAACTCCATCAATTTGATTTTGAATATCTTGTTCTACTGACATTATCTACCACTCCATGCTGTGTTGAGAACTTCTAAACGTAATTTTGCGATCTTTAAAAAATTATCGCAGACTACTGGTGACTTGCCATAAGCTGAGTTTAAATTCTTTTCTATTGATTCGGCATTATCAGCTTGTGGATCTTTTCTGAATTTTGAATACTCGGCTAATTTGTGAGCATCGAAACTAGCAATCTTCCATTTTTCTGGAATAGTTTCTTCTTTGCAACTCAAATCATTAATTTCTATTTTTAATCCTATGAACATATTTCCCATTACAGGATCATATGGTCTTGGCATCAACTTCATTACTGAAGAGCAGCCGCTCAAATATAATAGTGAAACCATTAATATTTTTTTCATAAATTACTCCTCACAATGCCAGCGTCTTAGTGACATTGCCTTTCTTGTTGGACGACCTTTACTATCTTTCATTGGTCCTTTCACACCAGACATTCTGGCACAAAATGACTTGCGACGATTCCATGCTTTGCTGCCTTTCTTCAATTTAGAAGGTTCTTTTGTAACAGCTGTTGATAATTTTGATCCTGGATTCTCACGGCGATATTTCATAACACCAGCACGAGTCAAACCAGCACCTTTTTCTGTTGGGCGCTTATATTTGTTAGCACCACGTTCATCTAACTGTTCGACTTCTTCTTTTGTCACTTTACTGTGGTGAGCTTTAACAATTCTATCACCATATTTACCTGAACCATATTTACCTGAATCCAATTTAACATAAACATGTTCGCCTTCAATTTTATGAACAGTACCTTTAAAACCAGCACCACCCTTTTGACCAAGTCCAGCATGAACTTCATCACCAACTTTTACATGATCCTCATCAATACTTTCTTTCGAAAGTTCAACAGCTTTCTCATGATGTTGTTCTGCTTTTTCAGCGTGTTTATCTGCAGAAGCAGAACGACCCTTATCTTCATGCCATTGAGACATTGAATCGTGGTGATCAGCCATATGACCATGGAATGCTAGTTTATCACCTTTAGCATCAGCGTCATTTGCTTTAGACAAATGGTCTTCAGCATCTTCATAATGACCTTCTTGAATCATTTCTTCTTTCATTTTGCTGTCTGCTTTGGCAGCACCTGCTGTACGTGAAGCAGCCTTTTTGTATTGGCTTGGAGCAAATGCTCTTTCGTCACGGTCGCTAGCATATCGGTCGCCTTCAGCATCATGATACTTAGCTGATGCTTTTGCTTTATCAGAATATGATTTCAACGTATCGTTGCTTAGTTCACTGATTCTAGTTTCTTTGACATCGTATTCTTTGCCACCAACTTGCTTGTAACCTTTCCAGCAAGCTTCGTTTATTTCTTCTCTTAGTTCTGAAAATGTTTTCATTGTTTTCCCTTCGGTTTCTTACCTGCTTTCTCCATAGCAATAGCAATTGCTGCTTGTTGTGCTGCATTCGCTGCTTCGCTCTTAGTTCCCCAATTCTTTGCGCCTCTTTTACGACACTTAACTAAAGCACCGCTGGCATATGCGCTTGGCCATACTTTATAACGACTCTTTACTTTATCAGTACAAGCATCTTCATTCTTTGTAGTAGGAACGTTGATTGCTTTTCCACGACGATTTGGGTTTGGATCTTCTCTGCGCTTTCTTGCTGCTGCACTAGCACGACCTTTTTTACCAAGAGCATATGCTTTTGCTTGAGGTAAACATTTAGGTTTGCCTTCTCCTGGTTCACGAGAACATGGTCCTTTGATATTTCCTTTGGTGTCCATGCGCACCCATTTTTCTTTTGTGAACCAGTCGTGTAGACTTTCACGTAATTTATTTTTTATGGCTTCGCCTGATTTCTTAATATCTTTAGCTTGAACTTTCATCACGTTCAAGTAACGATCAGTTGCTTTCTTACCTTTTAATTCTCCAGCAGATGTTCTTGCTTTTGCGATATAAGAGGATCTTGCTGCTGGAGTATCCAATACTTCGTTCATAATCCATGTATCTGGAATCTGCTTATATTTCTTGACCCACATATCATGTAATTTTTGACCGCTTAAGCCATGAGACTTTGCGATTCTTGTCATTATCTTATCAATAATGCCATACACTTCCTTTTCACTGGCATTATTGATCTTTTCTTTATTGGCCATTAAAGCAGCGTGGAGTTCTGGGACAGCTTGGGAATCCTTGCTGTGATCCATATTCTCCACGACAAATGCTTTAAATGTTTTCATTATTCAGCCGATAGAACTTCTTTAGCTTTATGATAAAGAGCAGTTCTTTCTTCTAAACCAATAGTTCCACCGTTGATCTTCTTAGTCATATGAAGAACATCATCGGTGTCTGCTAACATGCTCAAGTTATGAGCATTCCAGAACCATAGTGCTGACTTTAATGCACCTTCTGGAGTTGTTAGATAATCTGGATCCATAGTTAGATCCTTACCGATTGCATGTCCGCATTTGGTATAGTTATCTTTACCAGTCAACTGAATGAATCCACGACCACGATATTTGTATCCATCACCAGAAGCTTCGTCACCATTACCCATGCGATTAGCATAAATGCGGTTGGCAATCTTTTCTGGTTGATGTTCGTACATTGAAGCATGTAACTCATCTGGGAAATATTTTGGAAATACGTGCATTAAACCAGCAGCTTTGTAATTTAAATTTTCTGCAGCATGGCAGAAATTTCCAGATTCATGAGCACATTGTGCGATGAATCCAGCTTGACGGTTTACAGTATTTAATTGGTTGCTTTCGTCAGCGAAAACTTCATTCATATCATTACATAGAACATCTAGATCGATATTGCTATGCTTTGCGCCTGGGACGATTGCTAATAATTTCTCTTTTGTCAACATAAAATAAACTCCTATTTTTTACTTTTAACACCATATGGTTTTGATGTATCAACATCTTTATGATTTTCTGAACTTAATGTTACAGCTCCACGAGGATTTGCAGTCTCATGAGCTCCACCCATATAGATAGAAACTCTATGCACTTCCATTCTTTTACCTGTTTTCCTATGATTTCCAATAACAGCAACAGAACTTTGTCCAGGTGTATGCTGAACATTTAAATTATGGAAATGACTTAAATAATTGTTAACATGATGTTCTATATCTCCAGTTTGCGTTGAATGACCTTCACCGCTACCAGTTGAAGTTTTAGCAAAAACATGAGGTAAATGTGTTTTACCTTGTTCAACATTTCCACCTGGAGTGTGTCCATGTCCACCAACAGATCTTCTAATGTACTCTTTTAAATTTTCATCTTGTTTATTTTGAGTTTTATGGTGAAGCTTTTCACTAAGACCATCAGCATAACTATAAGCCATATTCTGAGCCATTTTTTTGCTGCTTGCTTCTATTTCTTTTCGTTTAGGATGAGTTTTATATTCTTCGTGAGAAGGATTTCCTAATTTATTTAATAATTTTTTGTGTTCTTCTGTATGGTGAGTTAATTTAGTACTGCTTAAATTCTCTAGAGTTTTTACTCCAGGATTGCTGTAATTTGTTTTCTTCAACTTTCCAAATTTTAAGCTCACCGCGACTTTCTTACCTTTACGGTGATCGCCTTTATGTTTGCCTGTAACGATAAGATCAGCTTTGTTTAGTGGATCATCAACACCAGTTTCTTTCTTATGGTCTGATTTTTGAGATGTCCAAGCAACTCTTCCAATTTCTGAAATTCCATGATGTTTCTTTAAATGTTCTCTAATGTGCTGCGCAGCTTGTTTAGCTGCCTCATGCATTTTTAGAAATTCAGGATGCTTATGATAGTTTTTACCAAACAATGCTGATGCATGTTGATGTAAAATGTGTTCAGGCTTTTTGCCTTCAACTCTATAATCTTCAGCATGATTCTTATTGTTTAAATGATAGGCGGTTAGAAGTTCATGAATTTTTCCTCTAGAATCTGCTGGATTTTTAGCTGAGGCTGCTTTGGCTTCAGCTAAAAATGATTTAAAATTCATTAAAGTTTCCATAATTGGTCTTTTTCTTCTTAACATTTTTTTCTTCTTCTTTTGAGTTGCATAAGGAATATTAGGATCGTTATATTGAGAACCTGGAGTTTGATTAACACCAGCTACCATCCCGCCCGCTGCGCTTCCAGCAGCACCTCCACCACCAGCTACTCCATCTTCGTGGACATATGCTGCTTGATGAATTTTTGAATATTTGTCTTTTTTTGAACTGTCCGGACTGTCCCAAATTCCAGATTGTCCACTAGAAACTTCTTTTGGAACACTAGCTAATTTATGTGGATTTGATCCTGGAACCAATTTGGTTTTCTTTATATGTTCTTTTATTTCTTTAAATTTCTTAAACATTCTATTGCTCTTTGGTCCAGTTGTATTTCATCAGTGTTAATATCTCTACCATTAATTCCTTTTACCACTTTAGGTAAAAAGTTTAAAAAAATTAAAAATGGTTTTATCACTTCATAATCTTTTTGTTCTAATTTTACAAACAATAATCTAGTCGCCGCTTCAATCCCAAATACATTATAAAGTAATACAATATGATTCATTATTAAACGATCTTTCAAAACACCAGTCGTATGATACTTTGTCAATAATCGTTTAAGATATAATATTCTATTATAGTCCTCTTCAAATTCACTCATTATTGCCGAGGGTTTCTCGTAAACCTTAGCAGCATATAACATCACATTATCATCAGTTAAATTCTCAAACATAGTTCTACAATTAAATGTTTCCTGTGTGTCTCTGTAACAATGTCCAGTGTGATGGATAATCAGGAAGTGTTGGAACTTCATGCTCATGAGCATGAACCACTCCGTGAAGAGCAGCTAAACCGCCTGCATCAACCATCTGAACGAATGCGTCATATTGACCACGTCCGTCACGTTCAATTGCAATGTAAACGAAAGCATCTGTTCCTGTTTGTGAATGGATATGAAGAACAAATACTTCGCTGCGACCACTTGGATCCATTACTGGGCAGTTAATGCTGAATCTTTCTAAGATTGCTGCAACTGCATTTACAATTAAGTATGGATTTGCAAACTTATTGCGGAATACGTTATCGAACTGATAGTTGATACGATCAACTTCATGTTCGCGGCTGTATTTTGGATCATTGTCTTGACCCATTTCAATGCCAGCTTCATTGATTCTTGATTTTGCTTTTTCTAAAACTTTTTTAACACTCATTGGCTTTCCTTTTGATTCGCTGGCTCCACCACTACTTTGAGCAAATCCTGGTGCACCGCCTCTGTTTCCGACAATCATCAACTTCTTTGCTGAGAGATCAGCAGGAATATCCACTTCATACATCCCATCTCCACCGCTGCGTTGTGAGCCAGCTTGTGGATTTTTACTAGGAGGTTTGATAATTTCCAAATAACTTACTGTTGAACTCATCTATGTAAAATCCTAAGTTTTTTAATTTCATGACAGTGCTGGCAGCATCATGGTGCATCACACCAATCCCTCCAGCTTTTCGCCATTCTTGTATATTTAGGCTATAATCATCTATGAGGACATTAGGTCTGCCTTCTGGACTTACAGCAAATAACTGCTTTTCAGCTCTTCCAACGCAGAAAAAACGATTGGCTGGGACCTTTGTATACTTTAAATTCCACAACCATTTCTCTTCAACACATTCATCTTTATCCCATTCTGCATATGCAGTTAGAATATTAGCGTGTAATGGTCCAATAAAGCTCCATAATGTACTGTAATCTGCCATTGGAGGAAGATCTCTCCAGAAGTTTGGATGCTGTCTGATAAGTTCTTTCTTTTCTTCGCCTCTATTGTGCCATTCTTCTGGGTCGTAGGATTTACCAAGAACATTTCTCATGCCCTTGTGTAAATCCACTAGAACACCATCGTAATCGCAATAAATTTCATAAGGTTTTATCATACTTTAACGTTACCGATTTCTGGATTAATCACAACTTTATGCACTTTCTCACCAGTCAATGTCATTTTCTTGTTTTCATATTTCTTTTTAACTTTGCTCTTTTGTGCAATCTTTTTCACTTTGTCTTTTTTCTTATCACCTTCATGATCATCAACCATATCAGTGTTTAGTTCTTCATGCATCTTTTTACCAATCTTATGGATTTGTTTGATGTTTTGATGAACTCTTTGTAGATGAGGTGGAATTAATGCATTTATTATCTTATCTTTAAATTCTTTTTTTTTAACATGGTATAAACCAGTCATATAATCGCCTAAACCTTCTTCAATTTTACCAGTTAATTTTTTTGTAGTATCACTTGGCTTTTTCTTTTCAGCAGCTTTCTTTTCTGCTTTAGCTGCATCAAGTTCAGCAGGAGATGCACCAGCACCTTTGGCTGGTTTTTCTTTAACTCTTGATAATGCAGTATCTAATGGAGAAACATTAGCTGCGCCTTTACCGCCACCACCAACGCCACTGGTTGCATGTTTAGCAGAAGCTGCTTTACGTGCATTGTGAAGCATATCTAATGCAGCTTTAGTTGATAATTCGCGACGTTTAAATGACTTCTTTACTTTGTCAACTTCCGCAGTTGTATACTTATGACCGCGATGAATGTAATGGTCACCATCTGTTTCTGGTTTAGATTCAGGAGCAGATGGTTTTTCACCAGCTAATCTTCTTTTAAATTCCTGATAATCAGGATTGTTAGCATGACGAGCATCTAAGTTTTTACGTGAAGCCTTAGAACCCTTATTGTGCACATTGTGCCAAGCTCTTAGAGTTGCTGCGTCTGCTTCTTCATTTAAAAAAAAAGATTCGTCGAGCACTTGAGCAAGTTCTTCTTCTGAAGAAATTACAACTGCTTCCTTTTTAAATAATGATTTCATTCTATCACCAAAACTTGGTTTATCTAGAGGATTTTTAATAGTACTCTTAGGTGCTTTTGGCATTGGATGTTTTTCTGGTTGTACTACTTTTACTCCAGATTTAGTCATATAATCTTCGTGCATATGCTTCTTAGCATTATAGTATGCACCTAATGCCATACGAATACGTTCTTTCTTTGACTTGCCATGGAATTTAGGATTGTCTGAGTGAACGAAATCATGAATGTATTTTGATGCACCCATTGATGGATCTAATACTTCTTCTAGATCTTTTACAGCTGTATGTTTTTCAACATGTGCTAATTTAAAATCTTTGTAGCGATCTGATTGTGCTAATTCATGTGCTTGCTTTACAGCATCATCATCAGACTTAGCTGTAATTAAAGCCATTCCTGACCAGTTACCTTTATGATCATGGAAGTGAGCAGCGTGAGTGTGGTCTCTTTCTGCTGCTGAATCTTCATGCATCTTTCCTGCATAAGCAAGAGATTTCTTTAACTTCTCAAAACCCATATACTTTTCTTGCACTTTACCAACTTTGACTTTTTCTTCTTTCTTCATACATGCGCATTTTGTTTCTGCCATTCCGCATTCATTGCACATTGCTTCTAATACTTTAAAAGTTTTATTACCAAGTTTAAAACTTGGTTCGTCGTGTGCTTTAGCTTGTCTTGCAGCATGTGCAAATTGACCAGCATGTTCTTCTTCTTTCTTTTTCTTTAATACTTTAGCAGCTTCTGTAACTTGATTTCTTACAGAAACAGCGTTCATGTAACGATGAGCGACTGGTAATCCAATCTTATTATTAAGATACCAATTTGCGTCGCCTGTTGATTCTCTTAAGTAGTCAACAATTTCTTTATAGGTGATGTCGCTCATTTT